ACATTGCTTGTGCGATTGCCATTACAGTCTCCCGATAGCTTTTGCCAGTTCCAATTGACCAGCATCACGAACCTTGGCGCAAATACTAGCACGTTCTTCCTTTCTAGCCAACTCTATATAGTATTGTGCTAGATTTCTAACTCTATCTTGAAAAGCCTCCGCTTGTAAACGTATAGGCTCTGGTGCCTCATCTGATATGTAAATCAGTTTACTAGCCAGCATATCTGCTATCTGATCATTAGACAGTCCGCCATTCTCAGACGTTACAATGTTGACTGCTCCTACAGTTCCTACGTTTAAATCAAACATTATTTACCTCCTTTAAAGGAGTAACATTGTCGTGTCTTCCAAATATTAAAGGTTGATCGTCCATAGGTTCTGGAGCTTCGTATTGTGATTGTCTGGTAATTAGCAACTGACCATCTTGCACTGTTTGTACAAGAGGATCTTTTAATCTGTGATACCCGTACAATTTTTCGTGAGCTGGTACATTTGTATCCATAAGACCAGAATTATGAGCAATTTCTATTTTAATGTTTCTTGATATAGCAATAGCACACCAGAACTCACAACAAGCTCTGCCCATTTCTGCTATATTTACGTTCTTGTAAGAGTAATCCAATCCAAATAAACATATTTTTTCAACTTTTTTGTATATTGCATACGCTAAAGCGTAAGCAACAGTGTTGTTAAAATATGCAAAACCTATTTCTTTAGTTACTTCCTCAAGCGGATAAAGTTCTAAATGAGATACTCGTTTATCTAACTCGCAAGTAAATATTGGTTTTTTGTTATTTTTTAAAAAATTTCTAGCTACACCAGTTTGTAAGCCTGCATTCTCTGTGTCCAAGAATCGAGACACGGGATCCATCATAAACGTCTTATCAACGTGTATAATGTCACCTATACAATTTATACCCCAAACTTCATCAAACTTTTCAGAAGCAATTCTTGCACGAATATAATCAGCGTAACTGCCTCCCAAGCCTATAATTGCTATTTTCATGTTTTTGTTGCCCTTACTAACCCCTCACGATAAGCATCTGAGTTTTCAACTCCTTTTGCATAATTCTGCAATCTTTGCACAGACTCTGAATACCTCGCAATGTAAAGTTGCAGCATGTCCGTTTCACCTTTCATGAAGGTGTAAGCTTCAATTAAACAAGCATATAACAAAGTGTTTTTAGCATTTTCACTAATCCAAGTTGTAGTTATGTCAGCAGACGTTGATACTACAATTCCAGTGGCTCCGCTTGTGCCTCCTGTTATTGTCTCACCAACGGTAAATTCTCCTGTAGGAACAGTTATTACAAAAACGGTGGCAGATGTAATTGTATTAATAGTGGTGCTTTCTCCGCTAGTACCGCCAGTGATTGTTTCGTTGGCTTGAAAAGTGCCTGTGACGTTGTTAACCGTTAAATTAACTTTATTCGCTGTAAGACTAACTGGCCTGTAATAATAATGAAGCTCTGTATCAAACGCGGCGTTTGGCGTAGGAGATAAAATAAAATTTTGATAATCATACAGAGCGTAATACTTTGGAGTTCCAGTAGTCGCTGGATTTGGATTAAATTCTTGAATAAAATTAACGTCTTTTTGCAAAAGAAACTCTGTCAAACTAGAATTGGTAATGCTTAAACTAAAAGAAGCTAAATAGTCAGTAGGAACTGCCAAGAACTTATTTCCTGAAGTCATCGCTCCAGATACATTTTTACGAAAAAAGTCTAAATCCACTTCTTTTAAAATACGCTCTTCCGCACTTTTAATAAAATCTGGAAGATGAGAAACAAAAACTGTTTCAGAATTATCTGTATAGTCTTTTATAGAAGTTTTTAGTGTGGTGTATGTATAGCTCATGGTGTATTCGCCTGTCCGCCCATGCCACTGTGATTTGTACAATAGTAGTACAATGTAGGAGCGCCACTGGCTACTGTTATCTGTGTATAAGCTCCAGATGACCCTGGAGTGCCGCTAGTGCTAACTCCTGTGGTATACTCAGAACCACCGCTATGAGTGCCGTTGGAAGTTGTTGAAAATCTTAAAGGATGCCCTGAATTGCTACTATCTGACTGATCAAACCTGTATGTGCTGCCTTCTGTCAAAGTGACAGTAGTTTGTTGCACCCCATCAATATAATATTTATTGCCAGATCCAGGATTGTAAACTGTTACGACATACGTTGCCGCTATAGTTGCTCCAGTGCCAGAGGCAGTCACATTACCCAAAGTCATGGTTCCAGTGACTCCTGACACTGTTGCACTTGTTGGCGTGAATACATTGCCACCAAAAGTAACTGTGCCTACTTGACCTTGAGCTTGCGGGACTTGTGCCTCAAACAATAAAGTATCTAAATTAAAAATAGGAAAACTAATTGTAGTATCAACAAGCTCTGACCTGTCTGGCCTTGGATCTCTTAAAGCTTGTGCGTCAACAGTTTTGCGCCTTACTTCTAGCTGTGGATGTTTAGGCTCATATTCATCTTTGCCAACAAGCAATCCATTCCATTCCTTACGCATGTCGCGCAATCTGTATCTGAAACCAGACCTGTCAGATATTCCATAAGCGTTTTTTCCAACAGCAAATTTGCCCATTATCTAACTCTATAAAATTGAAGATTAGGACTCACACTAAATGAAGCTCTATCACGATCCTCTGATTGCGCTCTAAAAAACTCTTCATCATACATGGCTTTTAGCATAGTGACTCGATCTGGAGCTTTTTTAATGGATATGTAGTAGGCCAATCCAGCCGCTAAACAAGGATAGAAACGAAAAGGAACATCTAATGTGTTCGTAAAAGTATCTGCATCGTCTATTCTAGTTAAAGCATCATAATAAAGCACATCAGTGCTGTTTTCTGGCGTAGGCCAAATTTTTATTACAGGAGTAACTTGCCTATCAACAAAAAACTGCGTTGGCCTAGACTGTGTGGTTTTAGTAGGGATATTTAAATATGTGTCTCTACTTACCTTGCTCATTGCAAGATCAGAACCGCTTCTTTGTATAACCATTGAAAGAACGTCAATAACATCTGCGCCGAGTGTATAGCTAGACGTTCCTTGAGTTAAAGCTTGAGTCCTTTGAGTAATAGTCCACTGATTTAAGCCTCTGTTCGCCCAATCAGCAAACATAAGATTAAGTGATCTTTTTGCAGTTTTTAAGTCATAGCCAGTGCGGACTTCTAAACCACAACGCTCAAAAGCTTCTTCAATGTAATCACTTACATCAAGCTCAAAATCAGTGGACGCTGATACAGCCATTACTTTTTAACCTTACCGCCAAGCATCATACCCATAGCCATAGCTTTACGAGGAGATACAGCTTTAGTAGCTCCGCCACCCTTCATTTTTTTCGGGATTGTTGAGCCGCCACCACGCATGCGTTTAGGGGCTTTAGTGGCACCACCACCCTTCATTTTTTTAGGAACGGTTGACCCTCCACCACGCATACGCTTTGGAGCTTTTGTAGCGCCGCCGCCCATCATTTTTTTAGGTGTGACTTTTTTAGTTAAACCAAAACCCATTTTTTCTGCTAACTCTTTGAGTGCAGCCATTTGTTTTTTTGTATCAGCCATTTTGTAACCTCATTCGCCTGTTTAAAATTAAACGCACATAGTCATCTGGATCGTAATTTTTATAGTATCCCATTTTTTCAAGCTTTTGACTAGCATCATCTAGTTCTGACAATTTCTGTATAAATACCATCGTAAAATTTGTTTGAAAAGCAAGTAACCAAACGTCCATTTTGTTTAACGCGAACCACTCATTCATTGCAATACAGGCCGCTTCTACTTCTTCGTATGTCTGTGATGGATCCTCTTCAAAACAAATTACAACAGAGTGTTTGTCGCTAAAGTTTTTGCATCGAACTGATATGGTTTTCCACAAATCCTCTCTATCAAGACATTCAATAACCAGTAGTTTTTTATCTAAAAATGCTTTTTTTGCATAAGGACAGGGTGCAAAACCAAGATCAGGATCTACTACACTTAAATCTGTCATTATCCAATTTTCAATAATGTCTTTTATTTCTTCTTTCTCTTTAATGACTTCACCCTTCTTGGCTTACCTGCTGGTTGTCCAATCCTCTTCTTTTGAGCGATACGACTTCGCTTTTCGGAAGCTGTCATTTCGCTGGCTGTTTTAGGGGTCTTAGAAGAAATCCTTTTGGTGGGGCGGCAATATGGAGTACCCCGTTTTTCACCCTTCCTACGCCCACATGCTTTCCCCGTGCGCTGGTCTTTCCAGTCTTCTTTAAACCACCTCTTGAGCGCCAACCCACTTTTCGTTTTCCTGACTGCCATCTAGTAATCAGCCCCTCTAGCTATAGTAACCATCATCACAAAAAATAGCCCCATAGTAACTATAATTACTCCACCTATCATAAATGCAAGTTTTATATTCTCTTGCAGTTCTTTATGACGTTTAGCAGCTTCTCTTCTAGCCGCTGCTGCAGCTTCCTTCGCTTCTTGTATTCGTCTCGCTCTTTCAGCCACAATGCCAGACCACGTTCCATGCCCAAACCGCATGTCAACCATGGAGGCTATTTCCTGCATTTGTTCTTTCGCCAGCTTCGCATCTATAACCTCCTGCGCTACTGACTTTATACCAAACTGATCTCCTACACCTACGCCAGACTTTTTATTGCGTCTTTTCTGTACTTGGCTTTCACCTTCAAAAAGATTGTCTATGTACCCAGCAATGTCACCTACATCGTTAGCTGTGCTAATAGCACCTTTAATACCATCAACAGCAGATTTAAATAAGGCTATGCCAGCTAACGCCGTTGATATTGGTTCCATCTAAACCTCTATGAATATTGAGTAGCTTTTCTTTTGTTACTCATGACAACACCGCATCCTCTAGCAACTTTTGGATTGCTAGATGGACGTTTTGCCCTTGTAACTGCCCCTCCATTATTCATTGTTACAACACCACCAGTAGCCTTCTTTTTGGCTTTCTTCTTACTGCTATTGCCGTAATTAGCTGCGCCAACCTTTCTACATTTAGCAATTGCCCCACTTGCATATGCACTTGGGAAAACTCTATAACGAGCTTTTACCTTTCTATAACAAGCATCTTTTGGCATTTTAGAACTCCGCTTTGATGGTGGATTTGAAATTTGTTTCGGAATTGAACTGCGCGAGATTGCCATCGTAAGTTCTCCCTGTAAACTCCTCCCACATTGGTCTGATCATGTCATGGAGCTGATCTATTTTTTCGTTGTTAGTATCAATTTTCATAGCCATAACCGCTACATTCTTGTCAACTTCAATAAGAGTTGACGAAATCCATGTTAAACCAGCCACACAAGCTCCTACAAAGGCCACAAATACAGTTCCTGCAATAAACTGGGCATTTAACATTTCCACCTTCTCCTAGCCTGTCTTAGACGACTATTAGGATTTTTGGCAGCCTTGGGAAACTTTTTCATCTGCCCAGCAGATCTAGCGCAAAATGACTTACGCCGTTTAGCATCCTTGCTACCTTTTTTAACCTTGCCTGTAACAGCGGTTTTTAACTTACTGCCAGGATTGTCACGCTTGTATCGAGCGACACCAGCTTTTGTCATTCCCGCCCCACTTTTGGTGGAGCGGAAATATTTTTTAGTTTTAGGAGGTTGTTTATCCCTCTTACGAGCCATTTTAATAGCTCTTCCTTACTTGCATAATGATGGTATATGTATCAGCAGAAGAATGACCTACAGTTGTGAACATTATGTCACCTGTAACACCAGAACTTGCTGGATTCGTCAAACCACCAAAACTGGTATAATCGTGATGACCACTTTGATTTTCGCCTAATTCAATACAAAAATCATCTGTTGAAGCGTCAAATAGTATTTTGACCTTCATGCCATTACACTGCCACCAAATTTTTTCTATAGTAGCTCTGGCGCAGGCTTGACCTATAGCGTTATTAACTAAAGCAGAAACATCTACTTTTTTAACAGCACTTTCACCAGAACCATCAGAAATATTGGTGAACTTTAATACAGCAGTTTTTTCACCATCAACAAGCGTCTGTGATGTTACAGCATCCGCCATGTTAATCTCCCTTTAGTAAACAGAGTATTCTATTTCAAGGGTGGCACGGAAAGCTGTCAAAGCCGTGTCACAAGCGTCTCCTGCACACATGTACAAATTATTACTTGCAATCGCTGCACTAATATTTGGTTCAAACACATGAAAAGTGCCAGCAGTAGCATCAAGATCAATGTCAATTTCAGTTACAGAGTCTGTAGCTGAAATGCGTGGATTAAACGAAGTAACCCCCGCACCAACAATTTCTGTTCCAGATGATACCGCTGTGTTTGTTGCAGTGCCAGAAGTTGCACTAAGCTGTAAATTGGCTAAAGAATTTGCATCACTAGCAGCGGCTGTTGTAATCCCAAGCACGACTTTGTGAATGAAAAACTTACTAGCTGTCACTAGAGCATCTGGATGGTCTGCGTTCAACGCACCTAATTCCACAAGAACATCGCCATTTGCATAGGTAGTTCCTGCTGCATTTGTATCAGCCAAACTCACTGCAAATGTTTGAATCTTGCGAGTACCCATAGAAATAAGCTGACCTGTTGCATTTACAGAAAAGCCTGTCTGAGTAATTGCACCAGTAGTGCCATCTTCATTAATTACTTGAAATCCGTTTTTAGACCGAACGGCCCCGGAAAAAGTAGTAGTAGCCATGTCAATCTCCTGTCGTGGCTAGTGTCAGCCCCCAATGGGCTGTCAGGAATAAAAAACTATACAACAAAAAAGAGCGGCTGTGAAGCCGCTCTTTCTAATAAGAACAATTGTTCTATTTATGCTCCTGGTGAGCCAAATACTGCTCTTGGATCACTAAATCCAAAGCTGTAACGCTCACGGGCTTTAAACCGCATGTTACCAGTATCGAAGTCAGCTTCCATACCAGTTGACATTGGTGTGCGCTCAAAGTGTTTGAAGCCGTTAGGTGCATCCGTCTTGATAAAGAAAGCATCTGTATCAGTCAGGAAGTGGTTAACGACATAACCCTCTGGGAGCATGCCCATGTTTCTATGAGCGTTCACATCGTTGTCGGCTGTGCCTGGACGAAGTGTTGACTCAAGAAGGCGATCAGCAATGAACTGAAGCTGTGGAGGAACAATCAACTTCATACCGCGAAGAGCGATAATCATGTTCTTCTCGTCAACGAATGTTGAGATGTCAATTAAGGCATTCTCAAGAGATGTTTCGTTGAGGTCAGCAGCAGTTGATGGCTCGTTACGAAGAGTGCCACCGCCAGCTAGTGGATGGTCAGTAGCGCAAAGCTCCTTACCGTCACCACCTGTAAAGCCGTTGTCAAACGCATTGTTTAGCGTAGCAGCAGCTTTAACTTGCTTTGTATGAGCCATAGAACGAGCAAGAGCTTTTGTATAACGTGCGCCAAGGCGGTCATACAAATTGTCTTCCATCGCTTCTTCAGTCAAAGCAAAAGCAAGAGCGATTGTCTCATGTGTGTAACGTGCTGTGTAAGCCTCTGAAGCAGAGTCAAACGTAACGCCAGCACCTTCTGATTTGGTGTTTGCATTTCCAAAACCAACGAGCATCACTTCTTCTTCAAATGCACGATCTGAAGATTCGGTGTCGTAGATTTCAGCATGCTCGGCATCATAACGATCATATTCCATTCCGAATAGAGCGTTGAGGCCGGGTTCTAGCTCTTTCGCTAGTTGTGCGCGAGAAATAGCCATTGATCAGCCTCCTTAT